CCCTTGGTCTTCTCCGCGCCCCGGTAGGGCAGGATCGCAATGCGCCACCCGGTAGGGGTGGGGATGCGGTTGAGTACCACCTCATGGAGCTTTTCGGGCTTCAGCCCTTCAGGCGTGTACGCATCTTCCAGTGACGGAACACGCGCTGAGGCCTCTTCTGCCCACTTCTTTTCTAAAGCCGTGGACTCTTTCACTATCACACTCATGTTGGTTCTCCTTTAGATTGAAAAGCCGTCGTCATCCGTTCGAGACTTCAGTAGCCGCTTTACGGAATCCTCAACCAGCTTCAATCCTTCAAGGCGACCCATCATGAAGCGATATCGCTCCATGTCGGCGATCGTTCCATTTAGGACGATTTGTTCCGAGCTTTCTTTAAGAGATCTAATCTCACGAAGCACTGCTTCTGCAAATTCAAGCATGGTTGGTTTCCATGAAAAGGCAGCCGGTTTTGCGCACCGGCCGAAGCGCTTATCGACTTAGTAAATCTTGACTGGGCGATTACCGTCCTTCTTCTTGACCGTGCGCACAGCACCCATGACGCCGCCGGCCTTCGTGCCACGCGACTTACCGGCCTTCTCATACGAAATCGCTGCCGCCTGCTTTACAGCATCGGACCTGCTCTTCGGCTTGCTCGTGCCAATGCGTCCCTTTTCCCCGTAGGTGCCAACGAGCTCGCCGATATTGCGGCTGATCGTTTTCTGGCTTGATCCCTTTTTAAGTGGCATTTCGCCCTCCTCGTTGTGCTTGAAGCTGTAGCCTCGCCTGGTCAATCTGCATCGCCTGTTGGGCCTTCTGCGTCTCAAGCTGCAACTTCGCCTGATCCAACTGCATCTTGGCCTGGTCGGCCGCGGCGCGCTGGTCGAGCTCCTGCTTCTTGAGGGCTACCAACGGGTCCTCCCCGCCACCCGCCGCCTCGCCAGAAAGCTGCCCCTGCAAGTTCTTAAGTTCCTGCAAGAAGGTGGCGATCTTGATCGCGACCATGCCTTCCTTCTGGATCGGCGACACCAGTCGGTCGGGATCAGTGCCGTACGACTTGAAAAGGTCCGCCTCAACATCCTCTTCGGCCTTAATACGAACATGCTCGAAAATGTGCTGTTGAAGCTCCATCCCCGATGTCGGAACAGACTGAAGAATGGGGGACATGCCCATGATCAAGTGCGCGACGATATGCGCATCGTGCTGCTGGCCCGGGAAAGCCTTGAGTTTCATCCCGTTCAGCACAGAAGAGTTCTCGGACGCCGGATCACGGGGCATCTGATTGTTCTGTGCTATCAAGATGCCGTCGATGTCGCGGATATTCAGCGCGGCATACACACGGTAGTACGCTTCGTACATGTTGTGCATCTGCGGAGCGCTCTGCGCCATCTGCAACTGCATCTGCGCAAGCTGAATGCGTTGCGCGGAGCTGAAAATGTTCGGGTCAGCAACCGGCAGCACCGAAACGATCTTGTCGAAGTCCGTGCGCTTAACCTTGCGGCTCGCACCAGGCACATCGTACGGGTACTCATCCTCGAGATACTGGCCAAAGCCCTCAAAGAGCAGCCGGAACTCAAGCGACTGGGCGTAATGCAGGCGCTTGTGGATCGCCGACATCATCATCGACCCGCGCTCGAGCAACGCAAGCGTCGTGCCAACCTGCGCGTACTGATTTCCGTCGCCAACCTGCATGTTGGCCGTGCTTGAGAGGCGTTTGCCGGCTTCTACGAGGAACCCGAGCAGCGCAAACAGCACCTGGCTCGGCTCCTTGTACGGAAGCGGCAGCAAAGACGCCTGTAGCTCCGCGCCCCCCGCGTCAATGTCACGCCATTCGCCCGGCTGGATCGGACTTGAGTCGTCCGCGATGCGCGCACCCTTGGCCTTGAAGCCCGCAGGCAGGTTGGCAAGCGTTCCGGCGTCAATCAACTGCCGCAACGCACTTGTCGCCGACTTGGAAAGGCCGCCAATGAGGTGCACAAAGCCCAAACCATACGCGCCAGGGCCTTCCACCAGCACGTAGTGGACAAAGTAGTTGCGTCGACGCTTCAATTCATCGTCTTCGCGCCAATTTCGGCGGATTCCGACAACCTTAAGCGAGTCTTCAGCCAACGTAACAACATACGGGAGCTTGATTCCCGTCGGTTCGCCGCTTTCGTCCACTTCTTCAAAGCCCGGCAGGTCCAAATCGACCAACATCTCAAGCAAAAACACCTCGCCAGCCTGGTCCGTCGGCTGCACGCCCGTCACTTTGTCAATCGCCGCCTGGATCTTGCTCGGATTCGCAGGCGTCGGCTCAAGATCAACCGCAATATTAAGGTATTCGTTAATCAAAACGCGCTTGCGGAACTCGTTTGAGTCCATCGCAATGCGGTGCGTCAGCCGCGAACACTGCGAAACAACACTAGAACCGTTGTACGGGATGTACACATCATCCGCCAGGCATAGGCGGGACACCATCCGGCCGAGCTGGAAGTCGTAATAGACCTTCTTGAAGGTCGATCCGCCGTATCCGGTGTAGTACAGGAGCTGGTCAAACTCCGGGGTGTACTCCTCCATCACCGTCGTGAGCTGGTAGTTCATGAAGTCCTGCACGCGCGCGGCCTGCTGGAACTTGTCGACGGTCTCTTTGCCAAGTACTTGCGCGCGAACCGGGCCGCCGGCAGGCAGCAACTCCTTAAACGCCTGCGCCTGGAACTGGATGATCGCCTCTTGCAGCATCGGATGGGTCGCGCCCGAGGCACCACGGAAGGGCTTTGTGCGCTCTTCCATGCGCAGACCCAGCAAGTCCAGGCCCTTGGCGTACATCTGCTCCCAGTCCGACCGAGATCCCTTGTCCGCCTCGAACATCGCCGAAACGTCAATGGCAATCCGACCGAGGTCATCCGGGTCCACCACCTCCGCAAGATTTGCGTAGAAGTCGACCTCTTTCGCCTCATCCTCGCCAATCTCAATGACCGCCCCGCCATCCTGCTCCAGGACGATCTCGATCTCCGAGGACTCCTCCGACGGACCCCCGGCAATGACCACAATGCTTGCGTCAGGGGCTTGGTTGATCGCTTTATCAATTGGCATGTTGATATCCTAATACATTTCGTGACGAAAGGCTACTCTTCGTCCATGCCCAGGCGCCGACGCATGGCTTGGATAGAGCCTTCGTTAGGAAGGTTCTGCGGAGCATTTGGTAGCTGATTAAGGCGTACGTTGACGGGTCTCCCCTGCCCAGGCGGCAGCACTTTTCCGGCATACAAACGAATAGCTTTATATAGCGGACCACCTCCGCCTTCGGAAGCGCCTGCAAGATGCCCTTCGGTGCTACCGTACCATGGGGGCAACGGGTTGAAGTCGTAGTTTTCTTGAAACACCAACTGCTTTGTTTTTGGATCAACGGTGTAACCGATACGGCCAAACGTTTGCTCTAGCGCCTCTGGGGTGCGATTAACAAAAACACTACGTGCTTTTGATGCGTCAGTTGAGTAATCTTCATAGTCCAAAGCTGGGCTGATGCTAAATATATTGGCTACGCCGGCTACGCCGGCAGACTTTAGTCCAACCCCGCTCTCGTAAGTCTGTGTGTCGCCCGAAGCCAGCTCAATAAAGTCTTGCGTAATTACCCCTTTTTTATATTGTTTAATAGCGTCTAAATCTTTTTTATATTGTGCAAAAAATTCTGGATACATGATTTGGTCTTTGTTTTTCGCAGCAACAGCTTTTTGATGGCTGGCTAATGATTTAGCTAAATATTTTTCGTACGTATTTAAATCCGGCTCAATGGCTTTGTATTTGTTGCGAACGACAGACATAAGCGCTTGGCGCTCTGGCTCCTTCATGGAGGCTTCTGTGATCGGGTCTTTACGAGCATCGACAACAGACTCAAGAAAGATGCGCTTGTGTAGTGGCAACTCTTTGCGATTGACGTTTCTGCCATATAGCTCGAGTCCTGCGCCAACTAGTTTGTCGCCAAGGGTCAGATCGGGCTTAAACCCCACACCTTCCTCGCGAAGGCCAGGCTGCTTGGTCGGCGAACCGCTCGGGGGACTCGTCGGTATTGAACGCGACAAATCGGAGCGCTCTAGTAACGAACGATACAAATCCGCGCTCGTCTCTCCCGTGCGCGGGCTGCCCTTCGCACGCATCTTGGGTTCTGTTTTCTTGTTCTTTACCGCCACGCCCTCGCGCTCGTACCCCGCACGCTCTCCCTTCGACAGGGTTCGGGCCTTGTTCTTGTCCACATACTCGCGCGAGAGCCGCACAACGTCCTCGTCCGTCATGGCCCGCTCGCCAGTCTCCCGCCCCAACGCGTCGTTAAAC